ACCATTACCCACAACTTCTTCAAATCCTAAAAATGCTTTAGGTATTCTAAGTGCGGTAACCAACTTTTTTTGTATGTATTCAATATCGGCAATTTCGGATAAGTTTTGAGCACCTTGTAAGGTATCAATCGGTGATGCTTGTGCAACATCACGAACAGGGACAAAATAATCTTGATCTACCGCCATTTGATTATACCTCAAATCAACGTTACCCGTTTGGTCATCAACAATCGGTTGTCGTTTAAAACGGTTCGCAAACTTTTGTACATAAGAATCCACATCATCATCATCCATATTTCCAACAAACACTTTAAACACCCTTCTTTCGGGTGCTCGTGATGTTCTATAAATTAACATCGCATCTTCCGCTAATACCAATTGTTTCCAAATTCTTCTTGCTTTTTCTAACATGGAAGTACCATAAGGTAGTTTTCTATCATCACCCAATAATCTAAAGTGAGCGATTTCCCAAGTGTTAAACTCTAATTGCTTATTCTTCCATGCAAACTTCATTGATTTCATTTCGGGAGCACCCTCACCAACTCTTGGTCCCATATGCATTCCACGTTCCAAACGTTCAATTTCAATATTTGGTAATTGGAAGTTACCAACAATACCATTTTCGGGATCTAATTTTAGATACACAAAGTTGTCACCATATTTACAAGTATTTCTTGTCCACATAGCCAAATTTGTATTGATATCCAAAACGTTATTAAACAAATCCGCCAATATTGATTTTATTCTTTTTGATTCAGAATAAATTTGAAGAATGTGACCGTTTTCATCCACAGTTGTGGATTCTTCAGCATATATATCAAGTGCCGCAGATATTTCGGGGGTATATTCCATACTTTCGTAATCATACGCCGCCGCCAATCTAGTAGGACCATAATATATTGATTGTTGATATAAATTGTTCTCAATCTTAGCCCAATGCCCCGTTAAATATTTTGATTGTTTTGCTTGGAGTTTTTCCTTCTCATATTCCGACTTATCAGTGGTTTTTAATAGAACCTCCTTATCAAATTTGAATGTTGGATAATCATTATTAATCAATGAGTCAGGACCCATTGTTTTTGACAATCTCTGCCAAATAGTTAGTTTTTTATTTTCCATATTATAAACTTACGGTTTTTTCTTTACAATTAAATATTATCTTCCCTTTCCACCGAACAACCAATTATAATTTTGGTAATCCTGTCTTGTAGGTCCGTTTTTTCTTACGTGTTGTTGATTATTAAATGATGGGGTCATCGGACTAAAAAAGTTCTCTTTTAACATAGGACTTTCCGCCACCTGCCACGCATCAATCAATGCTTTAGTTTGTTCAGTAACTTTTGTCAATGATGAAAAAGAATTTTCACCAACATATATCGCCATAGCAAGGGACATCAATAAATCATCGTGTTGTCCTTTTTGGTGATCAGCACGACCATTGACATACACAAACGTTCTCATCTCGTTTAACAAACGATTACTTCTAATCTTATATCCGTGTCTTACCTTCTCCTCCAACGCACCAATAATCTGTTCTCTCTTACTATTAAAATTCAAACCAGGAACTTTATTTGCTGCTTTAGGGTCAAACTTCCATCTATTCTGATAATCCACACCATCAAAAAATAAATTCTTATATCCAAGTTCTTGAAGTTTCCTTGCCGTGGATACCCCCATACCACCGGTAATATCAATCACAATAAACGCATCATACATTGTTGCCCATTTATAACAGATCTCCGCAGCAACATCAGGTGGTATTTTTCCAAGATATTCCACAACTTGTTCCTGATCATCAAAATCAACGATTTGGAACGTCGTAAAGTCCTCACTATCCCCTCTTGATACATCGACCCCCATAATGTATTTATGACCCGGTATGGGGTCTTTCCATATCCATAGAGCACCCCCCAACATTCTTCCCGCAGGTTCTTGAATTAAGTTGTTATTGATTCTCGCAATATCCGTCTGATCAAATACGTTATCACCCGAACCAAGGAAGTTACATTCCAACTCTTGAGAAACTTTTCGTTTGTCAAACTTTAACTTCTTTACCATCTTTTCAAACCAATCTGAAGATGGTGAATACCCATTCTTTAATAAATCACGGATCTCATCAAAATCCCTATTTTCAAATGGTATTGAAGAATAATCAATCAAAGTTTCTTTACCATATTCCTCCCTGTTCAAAAAGTAATGAATAATGTTTTCTGTTTTAACCAAATATAAATCTTTAGTATATCTCGGATCCTTCCACCAAACCATCTCAGATATTTTGAAATCGTTCATATTTTTAACCGCTTGGTCATAGATCTCATAATAAATCGGATCAAAACCATTCGGGGTTGAGATAACAATTACCTTACCACCCGTAGATAGTGATGCCATACATGCTGCCCAAAAATCACCATCGGCTTCAATATACGCCGCCTCGTCAAATATCAATATCGTTGGGGTATAACCACGAAGTGCATCCTTAGAAGTTGCAACCGCTTTAACCTCACATCCGTTTGTTAACTTGAAATGTCTCTGTGAGTTTTTTTCAGGTGAGAATCCAACACCAACCCAACCAGGCCATTGTTCTGTAAACCCCCTAACCTTATTTGCCATTTCCACGGCAGTGTCTAACTTATTGGCAATTATCAAAATCTTTTCAGGTTTTTGTTTCATTGCAAAAACCAATTTTTTACTTGCCCACGCAGCGGTAACCGTAGAAACCCCCGCCTGTCTATATTTTAGTGCAATGTTTTCATTATACGTATCATAGTCGTTTAATAATCCGATTTGATCGGGAAAACAATCTACAGGTACATATTTTTGAACCGTATTATCATAAGTCTGTAAATACGTTCTCAGTGCATATGGTGTATCTTTCATACACCTTGCATATTCTATTAAGATTTGCTCTTTTGTAAGTGCCATAACTATAAATATTAAAAAAGGGGATTAAAAATCCCCTTTCAAATATTTTAGTCTTCTGACCTACTAATTCCTAAACTTTTTAAGAAATCATCGAACTCATCATCGCTTGGTAAATCTGAATCCGGTGGTGTTGGTGAATCGTCATCATCATAACCATAATCATCATCATCCTCATCACCTTGTTCTTTATTATACAGATATTCCTTAATCTCTTTTACCATCCTCTCAATAATCTGTTTACCTACGGGATCCTTACTATTGATAAGTTTTGCAACACGGAAAAACTCGTCAGCCTCCAATTGAACAAATCTATTGAAGATGTAGTTTTGAATCCATCTTGCATTGTCCTCAAACACTTCCATAGGGAAAGAACTTTTTAATCTTTGCCATAATACGGGACCAATACGAATTTGCCACGCTTCATTTACCAATGAATCCGTCTCACTCATTACAAGTTCCGCTTGTTCCGCACTACCTGTAAAACCTCTTGAACCCATCAATTCATAAGTACCCTTAATCATTTCGTGAATCAATACAGGGAAAAACGCCGCTCTTGCTTTAACAGTTGGGGGTGTTGTTTCAGGATCATATTCTTCAGTTCCTGCCATAGCACCACCACCACCTCCAGCAGATGCTGCTTGCATCATCTGATCAGGAATTAACCAATAGGTTGCGTCCAAAATAGACATTAACACACCATATAGATTAGTTAATTGTGGATCAATGTTATTCAATTCAGGTGATAATAATTCAAACATATAGTGACCCTTCTTAGATGCTCCTTGGATCAATGCGTTAATATAGTGTCTTTTAGCGACTTCAGCATCGTATTTTTCAAAAGCACTCATTAAGTCCTCAATATCTTGTTCAGCTTGTTCGGGTTTAACACCAAATTGTTGTTGAATTTCTTCCTCATCGGGTTTTTGTCCTACACCCTGAATACCCTCATTTGATACTTGACCAAAACTTACTAATTTAGCATCATACTGAACTTGATCTTCAGTTACACCTAATTCTTCTCTAACAACTTTTTCCGCCAATCTTTCTAACTCAGCCTTATTAGCAGTTTCAATACGTGATAACGTATTAACCGCAGAATAAACAGTACTCATTAGTGATTGTAAGTCACCAGGTCCAACTGACGGCATTCCAAGGTATCGTTGGATTTTTTCAACTACTTCTTTGAACCTTTCAGATGCTAATAATTCTTCAAATGAAGATTGTTCAGTTCCTGAAGGGAATCCAGGACTATCAGAAAATGGTGTTTGTTTTGAAGCAAACTTTCTTTCAATGTCTGATGCCATTCTTGATGGGTTATCCCCATAATCCATTGCGTCTTCGTAAATTTTTTTTCTAGCCATTACTTTTTGTTTTTAAAGATATTTTCATATGATAAGAAATCAGGTAACTCAGGTTGGTTTTTTCCTGCTTTAGGTCTTGGTTTAACTCCTGGTTTTGGTGAAAACGGATCATTAGGATTGTCTTTTGGTTTCACAGGTGTCTTAGTCTTTTCTCTTTCCTTAGTACCCGGCTCAGCCGCTTTAGGTCTTGTTTTAATACCTGGTTTTGGTGAATACGGATCATTAGGATCGTCTTTCGGTTTTCCCGGTGTTTTGGTTTTTTCTCTTTCTTTCTCCCTTTCTTTAGTTCCAGGGTTTTGTTCCAAAATGTAATTCATAAAATCTTTTTTAGTCATTGCGGGTTTAATATGTTTTTCAACTAACGCAAAGATAAGACTTTCTACCAAACTTTCCTTAATACTCTCTTTATTTTTTTTGGATTTTTTTAACGACATTACACATCTCTCATAACTATCCATTTGTTTTTTATCCCACTCACTTCTTTCAGTGGTACCAAAAACTTTACCTAAACTACTTGTACAGATAGCAAACGGATTTAATTTTGATTTGGTTTTACCTTCCTTCATTTCATTTTCAGTTGGCATACCGTCACCATAACTATTAAATCCATCATCAGTTGCAGGTCCTACTTGTTTTGGTGATTGAGTTCTTTCACCTTTTTCAAAATCCATAGAATCCTCTTCGTCCTCTTCATATACTTGAAACGTAAGACCTTGTCTTTTGAGATTTTCAATCTCAGGTTTGTTTGAACCTTTAACCATTGTTACCGCTTCATTGATACCACCTTTTATCATTTTTTTATGTAAAAGATTTAATTTAGATTCATTAAGACTATTTAACGTCTTAAATGAAAATCCGTTTCTCATCAAATCAATAATTTTCTTATTCATAGATTATTTCTTTTTCAAATTCAAGGACCAAGTCCCTTTCATATAGTTTATCTTTTATTTCTTTTTCATCTTCTCCAAACCTGAAAACCAAACGAGAATTATCCTCACAAGATTCATCTGTTTCATACGCCAAACATATAATGTCTTCCATTGCATCGGACACACTAAAAAACAAAGAGTTCTGAACTAACTCCAAGTCAACTTGTGTATTTTTCAGAACTCCTACTTTTTTTATGTTTTGTAGATCAGGTGGTGATGGTGTCCCGTTAGCCGGTCTATCATCCCAACCTTCACCCCAAACATCATATGTTTCACTGAATATAAATTCATACATTTTATCACCCTTGTAATTAGACCCTAGTCCATTCACATAGATCAAATGACTCATGAAATTACACCCTTAGTTGTTACTTTATAACTTTCAGTATTTGATTCAAATACCAAACTTCCTTTATTGGTTTTACCAATGAACCTATAATTAGGATTTTCTGCGGCAAATTTCTTAGCAGTGAATTCTTGCTCATAAGTTTCAGAAAGTCGTAAAATTTCATTCATTTTATTTTTTTTGATGTGGTTTTCCCTAATCATCTTATTCTTTTTCAAGGTCTTATCAATTTTACCTTCTTTGAAATATTTTGTTAATACCTTATCAACTGTTGATTCCGAAAATAACTCATCCAATACTCTATCAATTCCATAAGTTTCGGTTGGTTCTTCCATATCTAATCCATTATCCATTTCTTCACCACCTAAATCCAACTCAGAATCACCATCCATACCCATATCCATGTCACTTTCAATACCCTCAAATTTTGACATAATATCTTCTCTATCATCTTCATCTAATTTAGATAAATCTAATGCTGAGATAATTGAGTTTAGAACGTATTTCATTTGTTGTGAATCTAATGGTTCTGATGACTCTAATGTTCTTAATTTTTGTCCTAATTTACCAACCAACTTTTGGATTTGTCTGTAAGATACTTCTTCACCATCCATTTCAGGTTCTGGCATCATTTCATCACCCATATCAGACATCATATCATCTCCCATTTCAGGTTCTGGCATCATTTCATCTCCCATTTCAGGCTCGGGTAGTGGCATATCTTCAACCGGCATAGGTTCTGATGGTGGTATTGACTCCGCAGGTAATTCGGCGGGTAATTCCAACTTAGGTTTTGGTGTCTTCAAAACAAACTTTTTCTGTTCTCCTAATAGTGGTGTTTCACCATCAAAACCCGCAAGTCTATTACTTTCCTTAATAATTAAATTAAGTTTTTTCATTGCTTGAGAATAAGAACGGAAATATGTTCTGTTTTTCATTGGTTCTAGATAATCAACTGATTCATTGATTTCTTGTTTAATAACGTATCCTAATTTTTCTTTAACGATATCATATTTAACACCATCAACAGATTTAAAAGAAAATGTATCTTTTGAAGTCTCATTTACAGGTTGTGGAATGTTTTCATTGTATTTTGCAATTTCCAACATTCTGTGGATTTTTTCCATACCTTGTAATTTTTCACTACCGATTGGTTTTAATTTGCTCATATTATTATAATATTTAATTAACTATTTAGTCCGTTACCGCTACCTATTAACACCGCATTACCTTGTGTTACAGAATCACCGTTAGCATTTATGTAAATAGGTCTAGGTGTTCCACCAGCAATAACATTTGCCGAGGTAGATCCACTCCAAACACCGGTATCATACAAGGTACCGTTTGGGTAGGTAGAAGCTGTGATTGATGCCATAACTATTTTTTATAAATAAATAGTATGTAAATGAATAAAATTTTAATTATTCTTTACTTTCTATCATTTCTTTTTCAACTGACAACTTTTTGGTCTCTAATTCGTTTGGTAAATCTATCAACTTCTCTAAATATCCTCGTCTTCTTAAAAACTTATAAACCAAATTTTCTAAGGACATTTCATCCTTTTCAAGACCAGATTTTCTATAATTCTTAAGTTGATCTTTCAACTTTGAAATTAATTCTTTTCCTTTTTCTAAACTTAATGTTTTAACATTTTTCTCCAACGTATCAATTTTGTCCATCCAATGTTTTGATTTTGAAATAATTTCGGTTTCATCTACCTTAACATCTAATGATTGTGGTTCCACTAACCATTTATCATACATTAACGAATAAACACCACCCGATGTATGGTTCTCATCAATATCTTGAACATAAACCTCAACAGGATAGTTTTTAATTTTAATTGTGTGTTTTAGATTATATAATAATTTTTTAGAATCAAATAAGTTTTTTAATACTTCATGTTCTGATTTTTTGAATTGATCAAAATCAACTAGTAGGTGTAGATCAAAATCCGAATATTGACTCCAATTGTAATTGGCTAATGATCCTGTCAAAATAACATCATCCATTAAAAATTCCACTTTAATAGTATCGTAAAAGGAACTAGCCACCTTTAACAAACCCTTTCTTACATTAGGGTTCATTTTATATTCACCATCAACCTCTTCCCAAATTTTAGGATTAAGTTCTTTTTGTGGTTGGAACGATTTTGCTATATTTGTATTATCCATAATGATAAATATATCATCATTAGATCTTTGTGTATTTGTATTGTTTTGCAATCTCGGAATTAAAATATTTTCCTTGGGATTCTGATAGTTTGAATCTTGCCATTGATGCGTGTGGAACTCCTTCGTATTTGTATTTTGTTCCGTTCTTAAACTCAACAATTAATTCTTGTGTTGCAGTATCGTAGTCTGCTTTGGTAATGTTTGAAGATTCTATCTCATATAGAATTCTTGTTCCTTCAATTATTTGTTTCTTTATCGCCATTTTTTAATCTATTATATTTGTATTCAAGATATGCCATAGCATCATTAATATCAATATCAAAACCATATATTGAAGCTGTTAATAACAATTTTTTCCAAGTTCGTTTAAATTTTTCTTCCCTGTTATAATTTTTTTGCTTCATAAAAATAAATACACCAAGTGTTGGATAAATGGAATTGTTGGTTTATCTTTGTAAAAAATTCTTTTATATGACAGAACATTTTGATGAAAACGACGGACAAGGAAAATCCAAATTGAAACAAGCATCCACTTCAGACACACCTGTTTTGGATAATTTTAGTAAAGATTTGATGAAACTTGCGTCAGAAGGAAAATTGGATCCGGTAATTGGTCGAGAACAAGAGATTGACCGAATTGCCCAAATCCTTTCAAGAAGAAAGAAGAACAACCCAATCATCATCGGTGAACCTGGTTGTGGTAAAACCGCAATTGTTGAAGGTCTTGCTATGAAGATTTTCAAAGGGGAATGTCCAAGAAGTTTATTGGATAAGCGGATTGTACTTTTGGACCTTACCTCTATTGTTGCAGGAACAAAATACCGAGGACAATTTGAGGAACGATTGAAGGTTATCTTGGAAGAGATCACCAACAACAAGAACATTGTTGTGTTCATTGATGAGATTCACACCTTAGTAGGTGCAGGTAATTCATCAGGATCTATGGACGCATCCAACATCTTCAAACCCGCACTTGCTCGTGGTGAATTACAATGTATTGGTGCCACCACATTGGACGAATACCGAACAAACTTTGAGAAGGACGGCGCATTAGAAAGACGATTCCAAAAAATTGTGGTTGATGCACCAAACAAAGACCAAACCTTAGAGATCTTAAAACAATCCAAAGACAAATATGAAGATTACCACAAGGTAATTTATTCAGATGAAATCTTAAACCTATGTGTTAATCTTGCGGATCGTTACATTACAGATCGAGAATTCCCCGACAAAGCATTTGACATTCTTGATGAAGTTGGTGCCAAAAGTCAGATTGAGATTAAGATGCCTGAAGCAATTGAAAAACTCAAAGAACAAGCAGCTGAGATTAAACGTTTGAAACAGAATGTTGTTAAACAACAGGATTATGAACAAGCTGCAGAACTTAGAGACCGAGAGCGGAAAGTAATTTCTAAATTGGAAGAAGAGAAGAAGAAGTTTGAGGGTGAGATGAATCTTCACAAGAAAGTAATTATCCCTGAACTTGTGTTAGAGGTCGTATCCAATATGACAAAAATTCCTGTGAATAAACTTAACTTGGATGATAAAAATTCATTGTTGAGTTTGGAAACAGATTTATCACAATCGGTTATCGGACAATCTGAAGCGGTTACCAAAATTGCAAAAGCGATTAGAAGAAACCGTTTAGGTATTAAGGACCCAAACAGACCGATCGGATCATTCATTTTCTTGGGTTCCACCGGTGTTGGTAAAACTCATTTGGCAAAACAATTAGCAAGACAAGTGTTCGGATCTCCCGACGCACTAATCCGTGTTGATATGTCAGAATACCAAGAAAAACACACCATCTCAAAATTGATTGGTTCTCCTCCCGGATATGTTGGTCACGATGAAGGTGGTCAGTTAACCGAACAAGTAAAAAACAAACCATATTCTGTTATCCTATTTGATGAGGTTGAGAAGGCAAACAAGGAAATCTTCAACACCCTACTTCAAATGTTAGATGAAGGACACTTAACTGATAGTCTCGGTAGAAAGATTAACTTCAAAAATACCTTGATTATTATGACAACCAATCTCGGTGCTAAGAAGGTACAAGAGTTCGGAACGGGTATCGGTTTCTCCACCACAAGTAAGTCAATGATTGATGAGAGAAAAAAGGACATCATCACCAAAGAATTGAAAAACTTCTTCTCACCCGAGTTCCTAAACCGAGTTGATGAGATGGTTGTGTTTAATTCATTAAACCACGAGGATATCGTTAAGATTGTGGATGTTGAGATGAAAAAATTGATCGACCGTCTTTCAGAGATGAAATACAAATTTACCTACGATCAATCAATCGTTGAACACATCTCAAAGGTTGGATACGATGAACAGTATGGGGCACGTCCTCTCAAACGAGCAATCCAAGATGAGATTGAAGATCTAATCTCCGAAGAGGTATTGAAAGGTTCCGTAAAAGAGAACTCCAAATACAAACTCACCATTAAAGATGATAAGGTATCAATAACGAAAAGTCGGTAAATAAAAAAGGGGGTTTTTAACCCCCTTTTTTTGTTAGAATGGATATGAATATTTTGGTTTATCCACTTTATACTCGTGCTTACGATAACCTAATTCTCGGATCATCTCTGACGCTGTGTGGATGGAACGTTGTAAGTCCTCAACCACAACATACTCGTGTGGGGTGTGGTAATCATAATACCCCGCAGCGATATTAACACAAGCAAAATCAAATTTAAGTTTTAACTGTGATACATCGGTATAAGGATGAACCATATATTGGTAATAGGTAAAGTTCTTTTCCAACACACGATCCATAATCTCAAAGAATTCAGATTCACGATCAAATAAACGAATACCTGAACAAACCTCAGTGATCATCCAATTCTCAGGACCATCAAACTGAATGGCGTAGGCAACATCCTCAAAAAAGATTGGATCCGCATTTCTCGATCCAATACATCCAATTTCTTCAGTTACAAAAAACGCCGCTTTTACGTGGGGTTCATTTAACAACATTTGCATACACCCAAAAATACCACATTTATCATCACCACCAATACCGGTTGGTGTGGTTAATGTTTCGTCGGTATATCCTTTTAATGCGAATTTTCTGGTTTCATCGGCATCAAATAGCATTTCCTCATTTACAAATATTGGTCGGATTGCGTGTACAGTATCGGTGTGTGCAACAACACAAGGGTATGGTTTGTCTTCATAACCTTCACTCGTCTTGGTTGCATAGATATTAAACAACTCATCCACATAAAATGGAATATTGTTTTCGTTTAACCAATTGACGATAAACTTTACCATCTCACCCTCTTCACGATAATGACTCGGAACGGATAGCAAAGATTTTAATAACTCTAAATTGTTCATATAAATTTGTTTTGCACAAAGATAGTGCAAAAGTTTTCAACATCCAAACTTATTCTTCAAATTCATCAAATAATGTCGGATTATATATAAAGTCAATAAACCCTCGGAAGGTAGGTGCCATTCTTTTTCTCTCGTTATCTGAATCTCTAATCATATCAAACGTTACAGTCCCATCTTCCGGATCAATTTCAAGAATTCGGAAAGAGTATTTATCACTTCTTGGGATTTTATATGTTCCCTTAACTTTATAGTTATTTTTTCTCAAAAACTCAATAAACTCTAACGCTTCAGGACTATTATCTTCTTCTATTTTTTCTAATATATTTTCTAAATGTGATTCAATGTAATTATTAAAACCATCAGAATCAAAATCACCCTGATACTCGTAGATATAATCCTCACTAAAATCTAATTCTCCGTCCAATTTTTTACTTAACAGTTCAATTACTGACAAATTTTCAGCATCCGATGTTAAAAATAAAGTCGCTAACGTAGTTCCCATAATACTAAATTTCCAAACATCAGATCTTCTATTATTGTCTTCAACATATTCAAACCCCAAATTTTCCATTTCTTTAATGATGGAAGAGTTGATCTGTTCTCTGGCACCTTCTTCAAATGATTGATCATTTAATGTTGTGTATTCACTAATAATATAATCAACATCCCTCTCATATAGATCGTTTAATTTATCTATAAATTCATTCATTTCTTTAGTGCTAATCCATTCATTAATATCCGGTATTAATATCTCAGGTTTAATATATGAAGCAATCTTTTTCAAGAGTTCCATATTTGATTCATTAAAATGCCTAAAAACGTATCCGTCCCTAAAATCATACCAACCATCTGTATGCTCATATGAAGAATATGAGTGATAAACTTGTTGAATTGACCTTTGTTCATAATCATCCTCAATACCAAATACCTTCATAATTTCATCCAAATCTAATTTCACTTCAACAACAGGGTACCACATACCTAACTGACTTAAATTATTAGTGTTACGATCTAAAAGGTATTGGTTTCCGGTAATTAAATACATTGACAAATTAATATAATCTTGAGAATTTTTTGACAATTTTCCAATAACTTCCATTAATTCAGGAAATTCTTTTTCCAATGTTTTAACACTACTCTTGTTGTTTTTAGAATCAAATACTTCAGTTTCGGAACCATCATTTGATACAAATAATGCCCATTTTCCATCAGGCTCACCTTTTTTAATGAAGTAATATAAATTACCATTTTTGAAGTGTCTATCAAACTCATCGGAAGATGTGCTAGTTGTACACCATCTAGTTTCAGCACCATAATAACAAGAAGATTTCAAGGTCATAGGCTGAACTACTAATATATTTTCATCTTCATAAATCTTCTTAGCGTCTTTCTTTATTTCTTTCTCTAATTCAGATTTACTCTTATTTTTTTCCAAAAAATTCCTTATCCTAAATAAATCGTTTGATGTGTAACTAAAAATGTCTTTAGGATTTTCAATTGCCTTATCTATATCAGATAATGGATAATTATCGTGTATTTTACTAACTAACTCAGGTGTTAGTCTATTATAATTTCGTTCAAAATATGGTAAATTACGATACCATTCCGTAATTAAATCAATCTGTGAAGATGATAAATAATCACCACCATAAAATTCAATATCGTTGTTTAAGTTTTTCTCAATCCATTGAGCGTATTTACTGTCAGGTGTGTCAAACTCAAATATTTTACTAACCATGTTAATTAGATTAGGATATTTTTTGATAATGCTACGCATTGATCTATCTTTTTTACTCTCTAAAATAATTTTCTTACTCATAATTAATAAATACTTGTAAATGTGAGAATAGATATTTATCTTTGTATTAGTTCTTTGAAATTATGGGGGCGACATGGAATCGACTGGTAGAATAAGGCGGTAAATGCACTTCGAGGCTGAATTAACCTTGTAAAACTGATTCAAAACAATAGCTGGCGACGTATTCGCAAACATGGAAACTTTAGGTCTTCTTAAAGGTTCTGAAGTAGCAGTAGCCTAATTGGTTATTCTACACCGGGTCGGTCAGGACAAATAACCTTGGAACAGAAGTCCGTAGTTGTAGTTTAGGTTGATACTCTAAAAATCAACCACCACTTTTACCCGTTTATATGGAAAATGAAAATGGAATATTTCGGAATGTTGAGAACCAACATTGACCTATAAGTGTAGTATGTTATTGGTTTGTCTAAACAGGACGTGGGTTTAATTTCGGACCCATCTCGTAGTGATATGAGATTAAAAATCGGATGAATTCAGGGGACTCTAAATTCGTGAGAATATGACAATCCTGAGCCAAGCCTAATAGGAATAGGAAGGTGCAGAGACTATCGGGGGTTACACGCTTGTAACGTAATACCGACTTGAGCGTCCGACATCTCAATGAGATGATGATATAGTCCAAACATTAAGGAAACTTAATGAGTTATGCGAATCCCACCGCCTCCACCAAATGAAAAACGTCAGAGTTCATCTGACGTTTTTTTATTTACCAAATAATCCTCCATATATCCCCAAAGAATTAAATGGGTTTAATGATTTTGACAA